TGTCTTTAGGCATATATCTGTAGATATTTATGTACCCCTCCCTACTTATCACGCGCACTCTTTTTATTATGACAGCTACTACATAAAGCTTGTAAGTTATCCATAGACCAAACAGCACCACCTTTATTAATAGGTAAGATATGATCTATTGTATTAGCTGTAGTATATCTATTCTTTTGTTCACACATTACACAGATAGGTTGCTTATGTAGTACCATCTGTCTTAGCTTGCGCCATTGTCTGCTATTGTAGATGTGTTTGTTGCTCTTATCCATACCACTAAAAGCCTCTTGCTTATCCTTAACATAAGTACTCCTAGCCTTTACTGCTAAGGTGCTTCTATTTTTCTTTGGTATGCTAGGCATCTTCTAACTTATCTAATACCATACTGATTAAGTTCTCCATCTTCTGCTTATAGTATTCTTTAAATGTAAGCATACTATTCTCTTGCTGATGTAGTAGGTACAATGCCTCTCTTAGTCTTTGGCTGTGGCTCTTGCCTTTGATATTCTTTAGCTCTTTGGTAGTCTGTTCTATTACATCCTTTTGCTCATCGGTTATCTCTCCTGTAGATAGTAGTAGTAGTACCTCCTTTCTTCTATAGCTAAATATCTCAGCGCATTTAGTAGCATCTATCTCAGGTGTACCAAATGTAAGCTTTAGGCTACCATCAGACCTGGTAGCTATCGCCTCTAATCCAGCTGGTAGGGTTATTGTCATATAGTGTTTATTGTGTCAATTAGTGTCATTACATCCTCATTTGTAATAACCCCTAATAATCTACCCAATACAATAAGCCCTGTAATTATATACATTATCATCTTAGGCCAATTAACCACTCCTGGAGCTGTAAAGCCATCCTCTCTTACATTGTTTTGTATTTCAGTAATAACATTACCAAATGGCAAAGCTGGTATAATACCCTTTGCTACTTCTTTAAAAATTTTCTTTAGTTTCATTTGTTCTCTTGTTTATAAAATAATTTTCAAGTGTTTCTATACATTCATCATAACCTTTACATACTACAGCTAAATAACCCCTATCTAGTAAATCCTCAATCCAATCTTTTTGCAGTTGGCTAGGGTAGCAGTTTTTATTTAGTTTTATCTCTATAAATAGGCCAAAATAGCCACCTCTAGCTGATAGTATTTGTAAGTCAGGAAAGCCAGCAACATATCCTGTAGCCTTTGCTTTTTTTCTTTGGCTAATATGCTTTTGATATTGCCCTCCCAAACTAGCGCAGTATCTTACATAAGGCCAACGCCTTTTAATGTAGTTTACTACAAATGTCTGTAGCTCTGCCTCTGTTTTATAGGTTATTGTTCCAGCCTTTAACTTCAATCTCTATGTGTTTAAGTATATCATCCATTTTGTAATATAATGCCACGCATGAGGCATACATTTTAGCTGTGCGCTGGCTCATTATCTCATCTAAGCTCACTTTTTCTCCTGATGTTCTCCTATTTTTTAGATCATCTTTCCAATACTTCTCAGCCTCTTTTTTATACTTCTTTATATCAGTTTTTGATAGCTTAATATATTTAAGATTCCAAAAATGATTAAATATTGCATAAGTAGCCCAATCAATTTTAGGCTCTGTCATGGTCTTTCTTTCCTCAACATAAGGGTTTATACAATTCTCAATAAATTGTTGCTCTATTTCGCTAATTTCTGCCTCTGTTGGCTTTTTATCTTCTTCACTCATATTACTAGATTTAAAATTCTTTATTTTTTTGGCTTTGTATATCTTATAAGCACCTAATACTTTACCCATTGTGATGGAATCAAGTTTCTGATACATCTCTATTCCCAGCTGACCAGCAACGCCTAATCTAAAGGCGTGCTTTATTTCGTCTGTGCTAAAATTACTAAAATTATTTAATATAACACCATTTAGCACACTCTCCTCTATTTCATTGAGTTGATTATCCTTTTTAACATTTAGCAGCACATACAGGTAGTTAATCAGTTCAATTATCTTCTCAGGGCTGTCTAAATGTTTTATTCTTTGCTCTCTGTAGTCCCTACTATAAACTAACTCCAAAGGCGCGCTTTGTGTCGAAATCGCTAGCTCGTTTTTTTTCATTTTTCTCTGTGGTTAAGTTATCTCGTTTAAGCCAATTCTTAGCTGTTAGGTATAAGTTTTTGTATTTTGTATTCCCTTTGTAATTTTCAATTTGGTCTAAAATATCATTCACCTGTTGTTCATTATACTCACTAATTAACTTATTGTAATCATCTAAATTAATTTGCAGGTGTGAGAACTTTCTATATACCTTTTCATTAACATTAACATTATCATTTACATTAACATTAACATTTACATTAGCTTCGGGTTTGCTTCGCTTTTGCTTCCGTTTTGCTTGTGGTTTGCTTACCTTTTGCTTTTTTTTGCATCCATTTTCCCACCTTTTATGATTAGCATCAAGCTGAGGCTTTATAAGGCTAAACAAGGCTTTTTGTACAGGCGCAAGCTCTAGCTCTTTTCTATCTAGCGCATAACTGCAAATAGCATAATAAAGATCAGCTGCTTGCTCTGTTGTTAGCGTTTTTGTGGCCTCAAAAAATGACCTATAAAATATAAATGAATCTCTCATAATATAGTAAGTTGTTGTGTGTTATTAGCTCTCTGAATATTTAGAGCTGTTTCTAGTATTGTTTTGCCAGCTTCATAATCTACAAGATTTCTAGCCATTTTTTGCACACTTTGTTTGCCTTTATATAACCTAAAATTATAATTATGAAAATCACTTAATTCTTTAATTAAATTTTTAGTCCTTGACAAATCAGGATTATATCTATCGCTTAATTTACCAGGCAAATTAAAATTAGTCCAATATAAATGCCTATGTCTTTTTTTTGCTGGTATTAATGGCTGATAAAAAGGTATTACATTTTCAATGCAAAATTTACCTTTATAGTAATGTTGCAAAAAAATAACTTCTTCATATAACTTCATTTCAGGATATTTTGGCTTCCAATTTTCACGTGTATATTGACTTATATTTATTCTGCTATGTGTAGGGCAAGGAGGACTTGACCAAATGAAATCAAATTCTTTGTAATAATCTAGTAAATATTGATGAGCATCAGCTACAATAACCTTATCATTAGGAAAGCGCTCTTGATATAATCGAGCTGCCTCAGGATCAAGCTCAACAGCTGTAACATCTACATCAGTAACCTCATTCCACTTATAACGATTGCCACCCAAACAAGCATATAAATTTAATATTTTGTACTTACTCAATTTTTTATTATCTTTGGCCTCTAGTATTTTTTTCATATTCTAGTTAATTATTTTTCTACAATTAAGCCCTAATCTTTTTTAGGGCTTTTTGTTATTATAAACTTTACGCCATCTATCTCTACAGCCTTAACTATATTGTTTTTTATCCAATTATAGACAGCTGTAGTGCTTACCCTCTGATCATGTGCATAGCTCTGCACAGATATTAAATTTTTAGTATCTACTTTCATAATTAAAATGGTAAATTTGTAGTCTCTTTTTTATCTTTCTTTACTACTTTATAATCTGTATTCATAACCCAACCTACAAAGACATCTGCAAGCCTTAAAATAGCATCTGCATCATCTCTCTTTATACATTCAGCAGCTGCCTTTAAACAGCTCTGTTTTACAATCATTTTTTGTACATCATCTCCCCTCTGAGCTTTTTGTATATTATTAAAATTGCCATCTCTACTAGGCGAGGCTTTGAAATTATATACAGGCTTTATTTTAGGGAATTTAGGCTTTGATGTGTCGTATATATAATCTACCTGAGCGCCCTCTATAAAGTTGCTTTGTGTAGCGCTAATACTATTATACTCACCTACATCTCCGTTCTCCATTTCTACCTCATACTTATAAAAAGTTTTACCTTGAAAGTCAAATGTGCCATTTGCCTGAACAGATTTTACTACATCATTTTTTTCCATCTTTATTTAATTTAAGTTTATTTAATTGTTTAATTGTTAAATGATAGGGCGCATAAGTAATATGATTCCAATTACCTAGCTTTTGAAGCCTTTTAATGTTTTCTAATACTTTATTCATCTCCTACCAATTTAATTAGATCCTGGTTAAGTTTTAAAGCTCTCTGTAAGTTGTTGAGCTGGCCATTATCTCTACCACCTATACTAGAAATACAGGCTACATTAATAAGGCTGATTAGTTCGAGCTGTTGGCTCTTTAATTGTTTTAACATTTCTTTTTTCATAATCAAAAAAATTAAGGAGGCCTAAGCCTCCGTTTTTTTACTTTCTATTAATGATTGTTCTATACTCATACCTAAAGCATTGTAGCAAACTAAATAAGCAAATTGCATAGATGTTTTAGTTGTGTTTGTAGGATTGTAGCCTAATGTTACTGCTTTGTTTACGAATTGTGTGTAGTTTAAAGTTGTCATAATCTGTTTTTTTATTGTTTCTACTTGTTTCATGTTGTAAATGTACAACAATAAACTTAACTACCAAACAAATATTAAAAAACTTTTAAAAAAAGATTATTTAGCTCTAATAAATTCGTGCTTAATTTTACGATTTTCCCAATAAAAACGCAACCACCAAGCGCCTAAAGGCTTAGGAGGTCGGCCTCTCTCTCTGTGGTAATTTTCCCCTTGCAAATACTCCTCTTTATATGTAGGTAGGCAAATATGCTCTTGCTCATCTAGGTATAATCTGCCTTGCTGATTCATTCGCTCTCTTGGAATTGCTACTTGCCAGCTCTCATGAATATGGCCTGAAACGCATATTTGAGCATCAGGTAAATATACTGCCTTACGATTTGTAGAAATCACCCCTCGTGTAACGGGGCCTCCTCCCCCAGAGCCATGAGTAAAGTTAAGGACTATCGGTGTTTGTCTTTCTCTACCTGATGCCTTTCTAAAGCTAAATTTTACATATCCTGTATAAAGTCCTTTAGTAAGCTGTGTGCCATTTTTATAATTAAGTGTAGTAACAAAACGCTCTATTAAATCAGTTTCATGATGCCTCCTGATAGCGCTCTCATGGTTTCCCTCAGCCACAAGTGCAAACATATCAGCATAAGGACTAAACCAATCTACAGCAGTATTAACTACTGCATCAAGATAATTATCAACCTGATGCTCTGCTCTAAGGTCTGTCTTTGAGGCTCTCCTATCGTATTTACCTTGCATAACACAAAATAAATCTCCAAAATCAAGTATTTTAGCATTTCGCTCCCTAGCCTTATCTAAATGTGTTTTTTGTAGTTTCCAATCGCTGTGAGGATTATCCCAATGCCGATCAGATGAAAGTAGATACCATTGTTCCCAACCAGCTTTATATTCATGGTCAATAACTAATACTTGTGGACTTATTCTTTTTATTTTAGGCATTATCTATAATGATTAAATTAAAGCCATCAGGAGCAACCTCTAAAAGATGCTTCATAGTGCGCCTAGAATGTGTTATATCACACTCACCATCTTTATTAATATCATAGAATTTATAGCCTACTGCAATACATCCCCTTAGCTCTGTGTAGTAATTAGCTGGATGAATTAAAATATAATCTCTGTCATCTACATTCTCAACGAGGTAGTGATTAGCATATTTTTCTGATGTTCTAGGCTTTACATTATAATTTCCTGTAGGAATACAGCTCTTATTTCTTTGATTATCTCTATTAGCTAGCTCTAAAGTGCAACACTCATACTCAATATCTAAACCATCAAATATAAATAAACGGCCTAGCGTTTGCTTTCTATTATCGCTTAATCTAATGAGTACTGCTCTTTTCATTTATATAGCTTTTTCTTAATATCTTTTATATCTTCCTTTATTTCTAGTAAATCCTGTTTTGTTGTTGCTATGGTTTGCAAAATCAAATCATTCTGCATATCAAACTCAACGCGAGTAACTTCAGGCTGAATAGGAATAGGTAATTTTTTTGCTTCTTCTATATCTTTTTGCAAAACAATATACTCCCCTACTAACAAGGCAATAATTCCTCCTATTGTTATTAAATTTCTGAGGCTTATATTAAATGTTTGATCTTCCATTTTAAACTGCTTCTATAGTTAATTTAGCGCCATATATTTTATCTGTGCTACCAAAGTTAATTTCTAAAATAACATATTTACCCTCTACGCTAGTCCATGCGCTAGATAGTGTTAAAGTTGTATTTGCTGTCCCTGTGTCTAGCGATGTTGTCCCTGAGCCACTATGTGAACCCTCGAAAATAGTAAAACCTCTATTTTGGTCCATATAAATATCTACTGCTTTTACCTTATAATTTAAAGGCACAAAGCTAGTAGCATAAACATGAGAGCGAGTAACATAAGAGCTAGGCATTACACTTGCCATTTCATCCCTAGAATACATTGAGAAAGAGCTACTGCTTGGCACTACAAACTCATTAGGTCTAATATATATAGCTGTAGTTGTTACACCCTTGTATAAACTAGGTGTTGATGAGCCTCCTGTTATTACATTTGTTAAATCAAATTCAGCTATAGCTAGAATTGAGCCAGCTGGATATGTTACATCAGGAGTAAAAGATGCTACATCTATTTGACTATCTGATGTAGTACTATCTCCACTTTTAGTAAGTATAATAGGATGACTTAAATCAGGCTTTGCAAATATTAATTTTTGCCCTGAGTAAAGTTTAGCCCTAGAGTTGTTCATTAAATCTACCTTAGTATCTGCTGATGATATTGCTGTAGTAGATAAGCCTATAGAGTTGTACATTATCCAATTTTTACCCTTTGTGATACCCTCTGTTATTTCATTAGGATCAAGAGGTGGATCGTGTGGATTTGGAGGAGGTGGTGGTGGTGGTGTGTCATCTTCTACATAAATAACATCATCATCACTCAAATTAATTGTTTCAGTACTTGCAGCCATCTTATACCATGAGCCACTAACTACATCCTCATCTGCTGTAAGTGTACCCTCAAAAAATACATATTTACTTCCCTTTAAAACAATAGATTTAAAGGCACTAAAATCATTTACATAGTAATCCCCCTCAATAATTTCTAAAGGCACTATTTGAGGCTCTATATATTGCTCTAATAATAAGCTAGTCATTTGATAGTTAGTACCTGTATTATTTACATTCAAATGTGTAGGCACTTCATACGCTGGGCCTGTTGTAAGCACTTTAATAGCGTTTAAGTGTGTTGTTGTTGTGCCTGTTGTTCCTAGCTTAATAGTTCCTAAATCAACCCTTTTATAATTATTAAATTCTGAACTAGCAGAAAACTCTATACCACTTGCTAAAGTTTGGTTATCGTTTATCTGTATCTGCATAGGATTAGGCTCTGTAGGCCAAATACCATTATAAGCGCTACCTGTAAACCATTTATTTATTAGGCCATTTTGAACAGGTGTTAAAGGTGTAGGATCAACATTTGGATTAGATAAGTCAGGATTGATATAATAATTAATAGTAGCATCTACAAATTGCAAACTTACATCACCCCCAGCTGATAAGGTAGGCAAAGCCATAGGATAAGTAGTTCCTATAAAAGCCATTGTACCATCATTACCAGGTCCAAAATAATAGCCATCACTAGCATCAGCTATAAAGCTTCTGCAAACAGGTTGTTGTGATTGATACCAAAATGAGCTTTGTGTAGTGTAGTTTGTTAGTGTTTCAATTATAGGTGATATGCTTATAGGCAAGGTAAAAGTAGTATCTGATGCTGACCAGCTTAGATTGCCTGGAATACCTGACAAATATAAAGAGCCTATTTTTAGCTTTAGCTCTAATGATCCTCCTATGTGAGTAAAATTATCTGCTGCACTTAAATAATCAAAACGCTCACCATAAAATACATTTGTTCTAAGTATAAGCAAATCAGCATCATTTGTAGAGATAGCGCCTATAGGTGTTAAGGATGTGTAAATACTTTCTGTTGTATTTGTGTCATCTGTATTAGGAAAGTTGCTAATAGCTTGCGCTGATGATTCGCCAAATGGATAGGTAGCTGTTGCTATAGATATAGGCCTATCATATCGCCACGCTTGCCCTCCTAAGAAAGTTCTATGCTCAAATCTTCCTTTTTGTAAAGATAGATTGTCTATAGTTAAAGTACCTACTACTGATGTATAAACCCTTAGCTCGCCACCTCCAGCGCCTATGCTGAAATTTGTTTGCCCTGATTCAGTTAATAATGATGTAACAGAGCCACCCTCCTCTTTTGCTATATATACACTAGCATCATTTTCAGAATAGCTAACACAATACTCACCTTCTGCTAAATCAATATATAAATTAGATGTAACTAGAGCTACATTAAATGATTTAGCTGTAATAGATGTGCATGAGCCATTAGCTTGCCAAATGCTATCAGTAAAATCAGCTGGCTCTAAAATCCACTCTTGAAAGTGAAAGCCATCTTCTGAATCTGTAGCAGCTGTAGCATCACTCTCTGCATTTTGTCTATTATCTATAGTATCAAAATTAACAGGGAAATAAGTTGATGTATTACCTGTCTTAAAATTTTGAAAGAAAAAATTATCATCTACATAATTATAAGGCTGTAAGCAATAAACTTTACCATCTGCTAAAAACATTTTTAAACCAAATGCTTTTAATACTTCTTTAAATGTATCAGACTTTTTGTATTTGTTTACATAATTACTCGATCCCTCAAATCCTTGAGGATTAATAAAGAATTGATTAAATACGCTGTTTTGGTCATTATAGGATAATTGATTTGGAGCAGTCCAATTTAGGTTGGTTTTAAATATTAACTCATCAGCTCCAAAAGGGAATACATCTTGATCCCATTCATCAACCTCAGAAATATCTATATACTGCTTTATCGTATTCTTTGCAATAGATACCTCTAAATCTGTTATAGTAGAATAGTCTCTATCGTTTACTATTTCCCCTAAAAAATCATTTGCTTTAATTGTAGATATGTAAGGATAGTAGTTGTTTTCTTTTGCATCAAATCCAGCATTTAGATTACCCCACCAAAACAATACAAAGTTTCTTTTTATTACAACAAAATACTCTTTGTCATCTGCTGAAAGTAGCCCACTAATAAAAGCCTCATCATCTGCATCACTTACAATAAAAGGTATAGTAACCTCTGATGGCATAATAATATCTTGCCTATCATCTCCCCCCTTATATGATAATCTAAAACCTCCTTTACCTGTGGCAAACTCAACGCTATCTAGTGAGCTATCTGTTTTGCTCCATATCTCAATATCGTACCTATTACCCCTTTGAGAATAAAATTTATTTACATAGTTTTTATAAGCCATTACCCTAGTGCATTTCTGTGCCTTTTTGCTCTGTCAAATACGATTATTAAATCCTCTCCACTTATTTTAACATCAGGAATACCACCACCACCTAAATTATTATTTGGTATGATTGTACCTGATTGACCAGGCATAAACATCTCAGGGCCTCGCTCTCCTACAACATAAGGCTGCCCAGCTACTACTGAGCCACCACTAGCTCTACCTAGAATACCATGTTTAAAAGCCTCTCCAAAACTTAACCCCTCGCCTACTCCTAATATTCCAACACCGCCTGTCCCACCACTAAGCAAACTTAAAACACCAGCCATGATAACAGCTTTAGCTATTATTCTAACTATATCTTTAATGATTTGTTTTGCAAAATTGCCAAACTTTTCACCAAAAGACAAGACTTTTTCTTCCATTGTACTAACTCCATCTACCATTACCTCAACAAATTCGGTTTGTCGTCCAAAAAGATTCAAAAATCCATCAGCCATTGAGCTAAAAGTATTCATTGCAGTATTACCAAGATTGGATATACTTTCTTCAGTTTCATCTAATTCATGTTTTACCCTAATCAATTTACCTCCAACACCATCATCATTATCTACACTAGATATTTGCGCTACTTCCTCTAGTGCTATTTTTAATTCTTTTGTTTTATTTGTAGCTACGCTAATACTAGCTACAAATGGCACCATTATACCATCTATGGCTGCTGCTTGTTGTTTTGTTAATACAACTGATTCAGCCTGTGCTGCATTAAACTTTACTAGCTCATCATTTGCAGTTAAAAAAGTATGAGCTAAAGATGTAAAGGCAGCAGCAAGTAATGCAACCCCAGCAACAACCCAGCCACCAAAGGCAGCAATAGCTACAGCTAGAGTTGATATTAATAAGTCTATTGCTACAATAACTACAGGAACAATTATACTCCTAGCTAACGATTTTAACTGACCTCCTAAATAAGTAACCGATTTAATTATAGCACTCAGCCCAACCAATAAAGGCCCTATAGCAGCAGTCCAGGCAGCAATCTTAACTTTCATCTCCATCTGTGCAGCAGTAAGAGTTTTAAAGCCATCCACTAATACCTTAACTCTATCAGTCAATTCATTAACCATAGGCATTAAAGCCTTTCCTAACTCCTCTGCTAAATCCCCTACAGAATTTTTTAACTGCTGAACTCCACCAAGCCCAGCCTCAGATGCTGCTTTAGCTTGTCCTTTAAAAGCCTGAGCTACTACATCTACAGCCTCCCCAGCTTTTAGCTGTTCTGCTGTAAGGTTTTTAAGTGCTGGTATGCTCTCGCCTAGCTCGCCTGTTAATCCACTAAAAGTTTTAGCTAAATTCTTAACGCCAAATTCTAAAGTTTGACCTGTACCAGCAGCTAAATCCATTGATGCCCTTATAACATCTTTTATTTTAGTTTCAGTTAATCCTAAAGAAGCAAGGTAAGCCTGTTGAGCTATTATTTCCTCATCCCCAAATAAAGATATTTCCTGAAACTCCTGCGCTGCTGTTGTTAATCTCTCAAAAGCATCTTTGTTATCTCCTAAAGCAGTTCTTAGTTGCGCCTCTGCTTTGGCTTGTTGATCAAAAGCATTAAGGGAAGCAGCTGCAAAGGCAGTAAGAGGAGCAGTTAGGCTCATGCTCATACTCTTACCTATTCTTTTAAGATTTGCAGCAGTTCTTTTAAAGCCTTTCTGCGCTCGCTTCATTTTGCTCTCAAAGTCTGAGATATTAGCGCCTAGCTTTATGTTTACATTTTTAGCCATTTCTTTTTATTGCTTTGCTTCTTTGCTCCAAATACTCTAGCCTTTCTTTGCTCATCTTTGGAGCTGTATTTTTTTTGTCCCAATCAAAAGGCCATAATTTTTTAGGACTGATACCCTTGCCTTTTTTGGTGTGTGGCATTAATAAGGTGGACGCTAATAATCTAAATCGCTCCCAATCATTTATGTCTCTTTGCCTCTCTAACTTTTCAAATCCTACTAGCTTGTTCTCAAATTCTCTAGGTGTAAAATCATCTAGTTGATTTGGTGTTAGATTAAGCCAACCAAAAGCAACAGCCTCCAAATCATCAAATGTTTGAGAGGCTTGCCTTTGTTCTATTTTCCCTTTTTTTTTGCCTTGTTCTTTGTAGGCTTTGCTAGGCTATCTTGAAATACTTTGAGTACATTATTCATAGCCTCCTCATCTTCATCAATTAAATCAGCTACATCATCTATTGATAAAACAAAGTCCTGTTTCATTACTCTAGCGCCATCTTTCATGCCAGCCCAAACTAAAGCTAAGGCTTGCGTGATAGTCATGTTATCGCCTAGAGTTCCAAGCTCTGATAGTGTCGTACCTGTGGCATCACTAAAAGCCCTAAGAGCAGCAAAGCCATATTTAATAGGGTAATCCTGACCAGCAATAAATACAGGTGTTGCTTTCATATATTAAGCTCCTGGCGCTTCTGTTAAAACTCCTGAGCCTGTCAATGTTACGCTAAATGTAGATTGGTCTTCAGTACCACCATTAACAGATAAAGATGTAACATAAGCCTTACCATGATAATATTTATTATCAGATGTTAAAGTTCCTGAGCGAGTCAATTCAACAAATACCTCTGTTCTGTTTTCTATGTTATCCCAAAAATCTGTAAAAGCTGTTTTGCTAGATTCTGCCTCATTTTGATATAAAGCATCAGCTGATACACTCCAAGAGCGTAAGCCTCCGATTATTTGTTTCCAGCCTCCGCTGTCTTTGTTTGTTTGATCGATTTCATCCATTGAAATCTCTAATGAGCATGATGTAGCGAAAGCTACAACCACCTCGTTAGAATTTGAACTACCTACTTTCAAAAGTAAGTCAGTTCCGTTAACTAATCCTGTAGCCATTTTTTATTTATTTATTTTTGTTTGCAATTTACAATTTTTTTTTGTTTATAGCAATACTCTAGCTTGAAAGCTTAAGCTGTTGCTGTAATATTTTCTAGCTTTGTTGTAATCTTCACTAGCGCTAGATAAAGTTATTCCATTTAATTTAATGGTGTTGTATGTTCCGTTTGGAGATTCTTGAAAAGCTCTCGATACTTTCATAGCTAAATCATTACAAATAGAGTAGTCTTTAGCAATACATTCACAGGTAAAATCTACTAAATAAAGAGTCGCTGTTTCTGTTCTATCTGTGCGCTTTACATTAACAGGATTAACTGCATCTATTTGATATGTTAAAGCAGTAATTGCTGAGGCTCTTTCTTTTAATGGAGCTGGCTGTATATGGCTTTCATCCATTCCTGTTACACCTTGAACAGATAAATTACTTTTTAATATATAAAATATTGCTCTGCCTATTTGTAGGCCTATAGTTAAACTCATTACTTTAGCTTTTTAAGTTTCTTATCTAACAAAGATAAAATTTCCTTTCTTAGTTTTTCCTGTGTTTGAGATTTGTTTTTATTAAACGCTCTCTCAATATTTAAGCGTGCATTATATTCTACATCATAAAACTCATTTCCAACCTCTACAAGATGCGCATGATTACCTTTAAAATTACCATAATATCTAGGCCCGATTAATATAAATGGTTTCCCTTTTTTTGTTCTTATGCCTTTAATTCTGCCTATAGACCTCCATAAATTTTTAGTAACATTATTAATATTACTCCTTATATCTTTTATAATAGGCTTTGATAGTTTTACTAAACCTCTTTTTATATCAGCATCCTTTAAAGCATTTTTGCCTAAGTCTTTTAGGATTCTATCAAGCTCCTTATCTCCTGTTATTGTTGTTGTAGGTGTCAGCATTAATCTGTGAATGTACTAGCGTTAATTAATACATATTGCTGATTTGCATGGCCTTTAAATTGTATGCTGTTAATTTTATAATCATTACTATCATAAGTTATAACATCAATACGATCTATAAACTCAGTTATACTTTCAAATCTATATAAAAATTCTATATTTCTTTGAATAGTTATAGTTTCAGCCTCTATCTTCTCAACAGCTGGCAACCATTTAACCTTAGCAAATCTATCAGCTGTAGATGTACCTAATTGAGCAAAATCTCCGTAATCAGTTTGCTGAGTTTCTGTAATTATAGTAATAGTTGTCTTGTATCTAAACTCTCCTGGGTTCATTAAAAAGTATATCTTTTATACTGAGTTATTAAATGCTTATAAGCTAAAGGCATCTCATCTACTTTTAAATAGCTTACAGGGCTTCTGTTATCATAAAAATGCTGGATTAACATATACATAGCTATTTTTAAAGGCCTTGCAGTATCAGGATTAACTATATCAGTTTTATATGTAATTCTAATGCCATTTATATCAGTAGCTAAATCATAAGTTTTAAGTATTTCTATTCTTCCATCAGCATTATTAACATTTGAGCCTCTAGTATAATCTACATCCTCAGTTAAAGTTTGATAAACTGATAAGCTTTTTTGATAAAATAGAGCAATGTTTGTTACTTTGCTAGGGTATTGTAACTGAATATAGTTATCACTAGGCCAATCATCCCTATACTCTATAATACTTGTTTCTACTAAACTTTGATTTGTATCTTTAAGTACTTGCAGTCTAGCTATCTTTATAAGCTCAGTAATATAATCATTATCAGTAGTATGATCTACTCTGAGATAGGCCTTAGCCTCAGCTAAAGTAATAGGCTCATCTCCTGTGTACTCTTGTATTTGTGGAATATTTGCCATAGTTTTTTATTATAAAAAAAGGGAGTAGGAATCAACCCACTCCCTTATAAATCAATTAAATGTATTTATTAAGCTACCTCAGCTGATACTAATGATGTAGTACCTGTAGCAACGTGTGCTGCTTTACCATCATTTAAAGATACCACTACAAGGCGAGAAAGCCCTTTGTGAGCATCTGTAAATCTGTCGCTGATAATATCAAGCCCTCCAAAAGTTGCTAAGTGTACATCACTCATATCTCCGAATAAAGAAGCTTGTGTTAAGCCATTACCTACATTAGAAGATACATAGTATTTATAACCATTGATTGTTTTATTTGCCCAATCAATAAAAGCGCCATTTGTATAATCTAAACCAGCCTCAGCTTTTAATTTAGCTAATACTGCTGGATTAAATAAGTATGCAAATCGCCCAGCTGCTGGATTGTAGTTGCGTGATAAAATCATAGATTCCATGTTTATCAAATCAGCTGTATCTACATTTGATGATACTGCTGGATCAACAGCATCTGCTGTATTATAAATAGATGCTGGTGCATTTGTTACATTTGCGTTACCTAACAAAGCTGCCTCCCAAGTTGCTGAGATAGAGCGTGCCATGTTACGCTGTAGAGCTGCCTCTGCTGATGCGTTTTGTGTCATCATTTCAGCTGACATAGATACAACAGAAATAAGTTTCTTTGGGCTTAATGTAATGTTAGTAATAGCACCATCTGCTGATTGACCTGAGCCTCCATCTTCCTCTAAATACCCTGAGTCAATATCTGCTATAATAGGGAATTTTCTATCTGCTGATATACCTGAGTAAAAATTAGCTCCAGCTTGAACAAGTACAGAATTAGCTTGTAGTTGGTCGATGAACGAGCCTACATCTGTTGGCTTAACTTCTGCTGATGCTGCTGGTAAATCTGCGCGAGATTCTAAAGCAATAGATGGAATACCTACCCCTCTAAATAATCGGCTTTTGTTTTCGTTGCGAGCTTCTTGGTGTAGTTCACGAACAATACCATCCATTTGACCATTATACGCTGCAGTAGCTGCTGCTGTAAATGAGAAACGCTTTAAATCTTTATCAGATTTAGCTACATTTTGAGTAGAGAATGTTACAGGCGTTACAGGTGTTTTTGTAAGCTCCATAGAACGCTCTAATCTTTTAATGCGTGCATCCATATCAGAGGCTACTTTTTCGCTTTCATCAAATGCAGATTGCTCATCTGTAGTAAGGTTTCTATCCTCTTGCTCAGATAATTCAATAAGCTGTGTCATATTAGATAGAGCTTCAGCTTTTGAATCTTTTAGTTGTTTAATTGTCTTTTTCAATTTTTTAATTTTAATAGTTTTACTTTGTTTTTATATATACTAGATGTCTTAGGTAGTTTAGTTTTTTTAAAATCATCTAATGAACGAACTGCTGCTGATGTTTGCGCATAAGCTGGCCTTGTAACTAGACTCACATCGATGAGCCTTTTTACCTCCTGGACTGTTCTCACATAACCTCTCTCGCTTTCTTTCCATTTGTCTTTATCTACTATAAACCCAAAACTCATTTTATTTATATCTCCTCTGCGCATAAGCTCAATAGTATCTTTTGCTTGAGTAGTGTTCGGCATTTTAATCTCAGATACTAAACCTCTCTCATCTACTGAGAGCTTTAAAGTGCCTGAGCTTGTTCTACCAAATATTATATTCATATCATGGTTAAATACAGCCACAACATCATCATTGAGTACATTATCAAATGCTCTATTATCAATCTTCTCTTTAAATCCTCCTAAATCTTCACTTAGTGAGTCAAATACTGCTGCATAGCCTCTAACTATTGTACTACCATCATCTGCCTTATCAAATCGGCACTCTGCTAAATTAAATTGTCTTATTTCCGTTTTCTCCATTTTCTTTATCTTGTTTAGGTTGCTCTTTAACCTTTACATTCTTAGGATTTTCTTTTGTTGAGTCAATCATATTCATAGGAACATAATATACATCTCCTTTCTCAATATCGTTCATATTCTCCTTTCTCCTAATCTCATTTGGGCTAATAGCACCTACATTAAATAAGCTTTTATAATATTCTGCTCTACTTTTAGCATCTCCTCTAAGCAAAGCATTTACATTATGTTCAAAGTATGTATTTACTTTATTACCTTGAAATATCAATTTTTTGTTAAACTCTGCCTCTACTTTTTTAAGTATAGGGCTAATACAATAATTTAAAAACTCTGTGCTTTGATGTTCAATATTGCTAAATGTAGCTCTATCTAAATCTGCTAATAAGTGAGGAGGAACGCGAAATATACGAGCTACCTCTAAGATGCTGAATTGTCTAGTAGTTAGGAATTGCGCATCTGATGGAGAAAGCTGTATAGGCTTATAATCCATGCCCTCCTCTAATACTGCTGTTTTAAAACCTCCAGCATAGCCACTATGATAAGTTCTATGCCATTGTTGGCTTAATGATTGCATAGCATCAGCGCCTAATTGTCCTGGATGCTTTAGCACTCCTGATATTTTTGCACCACTCTCAAAAAAGTTTTTACCATAAGTTTGAGCTGCGATACCTAAAGCTATATTATCCCTAGCTGCTGATATTCTACTTTTACCTATATAGCCATCTAAGGTTAGATCAGGTATGTGTAATATATCACTAGCATCATATATACCCTGATTCCTTACCTCATATACTAATCTCCCCCCTTTTTCTTTTACTTGTACATCATCAGGATGTAAACAAGTTAAAGCTATAGCTGTACCTACTCCATCCCTTTGAATATAAGCATAAGCATTACCATACAAAAGCAAAGTATTTATAAAATATTCAAAAAATATATATTTAGTTTGATAACCATTTGGCTCATTATTAACCAAAAATTGTAAAGGGCTATCTGTATATATCTCTCTACCTTTGTTTGTTTTCTTGTAATAATTAAAAGGCAGTTGTGCTATTGTTTCGCTTATTACTCTTACAGCTGCATAAACTGCGCTAAATGTTAAAGCAGTTTCAGGTGTTACGAGTACATCTTTAGAGCTAAGGTTTAAGCCCATAGCATAATCTACATAATTACGCTTTTCAGGCTCTACTTTTTTAGCTCTGAATCTGTCAAAAAATCCCATTAAATCTAATTTTTTTGCAATTTACGAATATTTTTACTATAAAGCAATAATCTTAAATAGTAAAAAAGCCCTTATTATCTCGCTTGTATTTACTAACTATAGGAGCTTCTGAATACATTTCTTCTCCTACTGCCATACATAAAGCCATGATTGTATCTATTTTATCAGAGCTTTTAGCCTTGTTTGGCTTGATGTTATTAGCGCTATCTGTTTCAAGCTGTACATTACCAAACTGCCATCTTACTAAAGGATCATTAAAGTATATGAAATCGCCTGTCATTACTTTGCTTTCTATTTCTTTTGCAGCTGGAGATAAAGACTTATATCCCATACCAAAAGGCGACATTTTAAGTCCCTCCTCTATACATTCAATCACTAGTTGGCTACTATTCCATCTATCAAAGGCGATACTTTGCACATTATACCTCTCACAAACCTCAAATATTTTAGCTTTTACATAATTGTAATCGGTAACATTACCTGGAGTTATCTCTAAATAGTCAGCAAATTGTTGGTAATTTATGCCATCTTTACCCCCTGTTCTACCCTCATATTTATCTTCAGGGATGAAAGTCCAATGCTTACAAATGATTTTTTCGCCTATTCTCCAAGCTAAAACTAGGCTAGTTAAATCCCTTACAGATGCTAAATCTAGGCCACCATAACAGACACTATTTAACAAAATATCTTCACTTATAGTCTCATCACAGGCTAAAATATCTGAAGATGCAATCCAAGCAGTCATTGATCCAGTCCACAAGTTTAAATGGAGTCTTTTAAAGATGTTCAAAAATGAGGGTTGAGATAAAGCTTTTTTAACTTCTCTCTCCATATATGAACGCTTTAAAGATACATCTAAACCAGGATTAGCTTTTAACCAAGTTTCAGGATTTTCAATATCATCATCCTCATCAGCCTCAAATATAACAGGCAAAAACTGCTCATCTATTAAAATACCATCTCTTACATCACAGGCATATTTATACATTCTATAGCACGCACTAAATTTATCAAAGCCAGCTGTAGTTATTGCAATAGATAAGGGTTGCCTCCTTGCGCCTGTAGATGTTTCTAATACTTGCCAAAGATTTTCTGTACCATCATCAGACATACCATGTAGCTCATCATATATAAAGCCAGCGCTATTAAATCCATGCTTTGTGCTTGTTTCTCTACTTATGGCCTTGTAAAAGCTACCCTGTGCATTATATACGATACTATTTTTAAATATTTCAACATAGCTCTCTAGCTTTGGATTGTTTCGCACCATATCAGCCACTACTCCATAAACAATTTTAGCTTGTTCTTTGTCGTTTGCAGCACTATAATACTCTGCTCCATACTCATTATCTAAGTACAACAATGTTAAAATAATTGCTGCTGCTAGTGTACTTTTTCCATTCTTTCTAGGGAGAAATATAAAAGCTGTTCTATACTTTCTGCTACCATCTTCCTTATTTTTCCAACCAAATAAGGGCTTTATAATTTGTTCCTTTTGATATTCTTGGAGTATAAAAGGCTTTTTTGCAAGCTCGCCCTTTGTATGCGTTAAATGTGTTTCTATAAACTTAACAGCCTTGTTAGCTGTTTCCTCATCAAAATAATATTGACTCATATATCAAATAAAGTAGTTTCTTTTTTTTCTGCTACACAAATAGTGTCATTATGATTACCACCATGCGCCACTAATAAAATCTCCTCAATTTTAAATCCCCTTTTTTTACCGATACCCTGACTATTCCAGCCAAAAGATAATACAATGCTGTTAGCCTTTGTAATTCTAAATATCTCATCTTTTAAATTAGACCAAAAACTAGCCTGTGTTGTTTCCATATTTACAGATAAATTCAATTTTTTATAACACTCACTTATTTGTCTAGGGCTATATGGAGGATCAAATAAAACTAAATCAACACTATTATCATCAAATTGTTTTAAAAATTCTAAAGCATCCAAGCAATAATCTGCTTTCATTTCAGGATCAATATCATTTGTAATATTTGCTAGTTTATTTTTATTAGCAAAAGGATCAATACTTATAATATTTTCCCCTAAATATTTTCTTACAAATTTAAAAATAGGTAAAATTTCAAATGTGTTTGCACTAGGCATAGCCCAATCTCTAGTTATTTTCATAATTTAAAAGTATTATCTACAATCTCAGGAGCGTTTATTCTAGTCCTAGCTGATGGAGTAAGCCCAAACTGACAAGCTATCTTTAATGCTTTAGCTAGAGCATCGTTTGCAATTCTCTGCTCAGGCTTTGCCTGTCTTTTAGTAAGCGCTCCATCTTCATTATAAAATTCATCTATTCGCCCTATAGTTTTTAGCTTTTGTTCCATCTCTACATATAAGCCCATCTCATTTGCGTAAGCAGTAACTAAAGATAAATCTACTAAATGCAACATTCTCTTGCTGTGTAGCTCTGTGCAAACTATCTCATATTCTCGCTGGCCTTGTTCACTTAATGGCATAGGTGGCTCAGGAATATTAGCAAGCCTACTAACTTGCATCTCATTCTCGTTAACTCTACAAGGCTGATCTGTTCCAGCCATACGCTTTAGAGTTGTTGGTTTTGGAGGTCTGCCTTTAGCCATTATCAAAAATTATCCCTACATAAAGAATTAAAAAAAACATACGCAATTCAATAGTATCTACCTCATCAATTTCATCAATAGTAACCCCTATGCAGAACCCTTTTATTAAAGCAAATTCAAAATGTATCATAAAGCTTTTATTTTTGCACGCATAAAAAGAAAGC